CAGATGTAGTCCATAGACCATATGGGAATATAGTATCATTATAAGTAATAATACCATAATCTAGTTCTCCGCCTGTATTTGGTAATGCTACGCTACCAAGATTGATTTCATTCGTTGGTGTTTGAGAAACACTACCATAGTCAAACTCAAAGAATGGAACAAACGAATCGAAGCTATATCTGTAAGTGACTGATTCTGCAGCACCAGAGAAGGAAGAGAAAGTACCTTCACCGATATAAACTTCAGTATTTTTCTCTACGCCAAATCCACCAAAAATGAAAATTTGAGTAGATTCTCCAGCTCCACTAGTAAACTTCTCTACTGTAAATCCACTTAAGGTGTACTGAGCAAAGTCTTCTGGTGTATTTGCAGTGAACTTCTCTACACTAAAACCAGAATATGTGTATAAAACTGTATCTTCTGGTGGATTCGATCCAATGCATTCAGCAGCACCAGAAGCGGTGAAGAGAGAACCAGAAGCAACATAGTCTTCTGTGTTTTTCTCAATGCTTGTAATATCTACAGTAAATCCACCCTGACCAATGATGTTAACTGCAAGAGGTAGAATAACTTCCCCACCAATGGTTATTGATCCTTGACCAGTATAAAGACCCTTGGTGAAAGATTCTGAGATTACTCCACTGGATTCGTAGAGACCGTATGGAGTTACTTCTTGTATATTTGTGATAAGACCGTAATCTTTTTCACCACCGAAACTTGCTTGGGATACAAACCCGAAATCTACATCAAGCGTTGGTGATGTTGGTACGGAACCATAATCCAGGATGTTGAATGGAACAACAGCATCAAATGAAAATGTTTTGACAAACACCTCCGAAGAGGTGACATCCAATCGCAGTGGACCAGAAGTTGCAACTGTGGAGAATGCTTTTACGATTTCGTTTGCAGAACCACTAATCTCAAATGGGTTTCCACTGCCAACCCAAGTAAATACTACTTTGCTGATTAACGCACCAGAAATGCTAAAGAGCTGGGTGTTATCTGGGGTATTTGCCGTGAATGTATATGACGCACCAGAAGTATTTGTCGTGTATCCCGCCCCCATTGCCAAAATGGATTGATTCGTTATGATTAAATAACGATCTTCTCTAATAATATTGCCACCAGTTATAGATCCATAATCTTCTATAGTATCTGGGGTTGATGCTGTGAATGTGGTAACAACTCCAAAGTCTTCACTTGAAGTTGTGGTGCCGAGTGAACCCCAATCCAATATTTCTGATGGGGACTCACTAAGTTGACCGTATCTTTCTATTAATACAATATCTCCATAATCTTCTGAAGTGAAGAGATTATCAGAAGAAGATGAATAGGTATATCTTTTTGGTTTCCAATATGCTGCAGAACCATTTACAGTATAAAATCCAAATGGAGTATCATTTCCTTGAACTACTGTAATAGTGTCGTATGATTCTTGTGATGTAGATGCTACGTTTACTGCACCAAAATCCTCAGTAGAACTCTCTGCTCCATAAACGAAGCCGTTGTCTACTGAGGAAAAGGGATAACTGTCGGTACTGTCGTAAACGTATGATGCCATAGACTATCAAGCCCTCTTAGTAAAAATGGGGATTGCCAAGGCAGCAATCCCCAAATAATATAGAAAAGTATTTTCTTTTCTAGGAGATATCAGTCTAGGCTGATGTTGAGGGTGATCTTAATTTGGTCGCCGTTGTTCTGAATCTCGTAAGGACCATTTGTGAATCTCTCAGCGTACATGATTGCACTGTAGAGAGTTAGGTCGCCAGTTCCATCAAGTGCAGGAGTCGTATTGAACGTTGTTCCTGTTGGTGTTGAGAATACAGTGTAGGTGTTGGCAGTTGTGGTTGTGTTACCAGTTCCACGAGCGATGTAGATTACGTCGCCAGGATGGAGTTGGTGAGCAGCATCTGCAGTTACTGTGCTGTATGAGAAAGTAACAGTAGGATCGGTAGCGTCCTGGATGTTAGCAGTGAGGTTAGCACTGAGATATACTCTGTGACCGTTGTATGGAGAATCAGTTGTAGTGGTTCTCTCAATACCAATAACCTTAGTAGCAGCAGGGATAGCAGCGTTACCACCAGCAACCATTCCGATTGTGAGATCATCAACACCACCGAATGAAGCACTGTTAGCAACAGTAGGAACGGTGATAAAGTTGGTGTTGATCAGACCGATACAATCCTTCGTACCAGCAGCACCTGTTTCACCCTTAGTAATGGTCGAACCAGCAGCCGCGGCAGCGGCATCAGCAACACCGTGGATCGCTACAGGCATGTTATTGGCACGAGTGATGAAGTAACCGTAAACATCACCAGCAGGACCAGAGAATGTGAAAGTCTGTTCTGGGTAAGTAGCAGTGGTTGTACCACCTGATTGAGTCATAACCCAACGTGAACCGTTGAGAAGAATACCGTAGTTTGAATCGTAGTCGTAACGAGCTTCTGTGCGGTTGTTGACGATTGTTGGATAACCTGTTACTGCAGCAGCTCCATAACCGAAGCTACCATCTGCCTTGTATGGTTCATAGTATGAAGAACCATTAGGAACGTCAGCCTCAGCAGGAGTCGTGTCCGACGAAAACAGTTTTAGAACAAGGTCTCTAGGAGCATTGTCCTCTCTATCAGCAACGTGGTTGCTTTGGTTGATTAGATAACGAAGCGAGTCTAATTCACCAATATTTGGAACTAGCAGTGCCATTTAAATTTCCTCCAGGGATTTCTTTTTCTTTCTTTTATTTATAAGATTAACAAAGTTGCACACAAGTATTTATCATAAGTGTACTTTCAATGCTATTAAAAACCTTTTGATATTACTCACTGCAATAACTTCGTATTGAAGAATATCGCCAGCATTCAAAACTCTGTTCCATGTAGTTAAATCTTCGTCTTTATTTTTGGATTGTTGTGATCCATTAATAACACCAAGATAAGGTTTTTCTGTGCCAGTTATCGATGTCATGTTTGGGTAGTCATTATAAGAAGATTTTTTGATGTCTAAAATCAATGTTCCTGGTTGATCAGAAACTACCATCCAAGAATCAATCGTTCCTGTGACATCTAAAGTTATTTCCCCCTTTATTCCTGATTCCATATCAAAGGAACCACTTTCAACAACATAGTTGATTGTTCTAGTTAAATCAGCCGTTGTTGCCATCGCAACAATAAACAAATCATCACCACTATTAGGAGCATTTAAAAATACTATGTTGCTACCAGAAATCAAATAGTCAACTTTTGGTTCTAAAATAACATCATTTAATGAAACCAAAATTTGTTGTTCATTAATAGGAAAATATGATTCTCCTTCAATAGATAATGGAAATGTTGTTTGTGTGCCAAAATCATTACTAAAGTCATCTAAAATTTCATTTAGATATTGAAGAGATTTTGAAGGAATCTGGTAACTAACACCAACCTTATATTGTTTCCTTCCACCTATAGTAACTCTGTAATCAGACATTATGTTACCCCTGGAGAAACTTCTACAATGCCTTCAACAACTCTCGTTTTAACTCCCGCTGGAGATGTAATCACCAAATCGTAAACATATCTTTTTGCAGTTAATGTAGCAGTTTGTGTGCTTGACAAAGATAATCCCAACACACCCGCAACTCTATCAACAAACTCAACCGAGAATGTTTGTGCTACTGCAGAAGTAAAAGATCGTTTAAGTTTAGCTTGTGCAGTAAATCCAGTTAGATTTAACGGTAACCCATTATCCTCATCTGCGATGGTTATAGTGGTACTAAAATCTGAGTTTTTTTCGACTGGTAAGTTAATAGAATAAGCTGCCATTAATCTTGACTATCTGTGGGTTCTTCTGCTGGTTGTGTTTCTTTAGCAATGATTTCTAAAGTTTCCAATCCACCTTGTAACTTTAACTTATACTCTTTAAGTTTTTCCAAATCATTTTGTAGAGTTGCTATTTTTTGTTCAACCTCTTTGATTTGTGACTCAAAATTTTCTTTTGTGCTGATAATAATATTTTCCATGGTTAGAATATTGAAGTTTTTACTACTTTAACTGTTAAGTTGGTTGTTGAAAGTAAGCTATTGGCAGTAAACAATAATCTCACTTCATTAGTATTTATTTCTGCACTAAAGGATCCTAAGTAAATGTCATTGATAATCGTAGCATATTCCGTTAAAAATACATCATCACCATCATGCATAAGCATGATTTCGGTTGCGTGGTATCTATCATTTTGACCATCTTCTTGATGCACTTGAATCAGATATTTGCAAGTATTTGTTTCTTTTTTATTGAACGAATCTATTGCTAGTGGAGCAAAAGACGAAACAAACTTAATACCAGGATCTTCATAAGAACCAACAATTATAATGCCAAACTTATCTGGACTATTTCCAGATTGGTAATAAAGAATCTTAGGAGCATCAAAAGGAACAGTGAAAAATAATGTTCCAGATTCTCTGGTATTAACTACTCGAACACCATCTGTATAGTTTGATTGTGGAGCAGTTTGAAGTGGCTGCGTTATATCTCTTGGTTCGGTAGTTATAAAAAATGGTTCTCCAGAAACGGAAAGAATGAACTTATATGATTTACCAGAAACCAATCTTAAAACGGGATATGTTCCTAAAGATTTATCTAAAATTCTATCTAAAATTCTATAATCACCATTTAATAGAGTGACATTTAATACTGTTACTTGCTCTACATCTTCACCTAGACCTAGTTCTATAACATTTCCTTCTGTCTGAGTTAATGTTGGGAACTCGTTGTTTCCGAGAAGACTTCTGCGTTTGATATTTTCTAGCTTTCCTAAGGTTACTCCTTTCTCTCTTAACGAAAGTTCAGATGATAGATTTATCTCGAAAGTCGGATAGTCGTATTTAACAACCCCAATACTGCTACTTCCTGATGTCTGTCCAGGGAAAAAGCTTGCTCTCCTTATATCTAACTCTGTAAATCCAGAATCATATCTAACACCAGATGTAACAAATCCACCATCAACATATTCGCCAGGATTTGCAACTAAACTATAGGTAAATGTATTTGGAGAAGTTACGTCAACTTGATGGAATCCATTATATCCATATGGGAAGATTTGTTCGACTTCTACCCAATCATTATCAGATAATCCATGACTGGTTGCCGTGGTTATTGTTACCTCAAAATTGTTCCAAATAGCAGAAGAGATTTCTTTAGTTATACCTGTCTTGAGAACATTGTCTCTATTTCCATCAATAAGAACAGGTGAGTTGGTGGCGGGAATCAAACCCTGTGTTGTTGGAGCATATTTGCTAGCACCTGATAAAAATACAGTATCATTTGCTATTCCAGAACCAAAACCAAGACGAGATGGGGAAATAATGCCAGAAACAATATTACTGGCATTAATATTTGTTCCAGTGAACACTTGCCAGTTATCTGGATTTGTTGCTGGTAAATTTAATAAGATATATGCAATATTAGTATCTGTTTGATATGCAACATCTCCTTGGATGGCAGTTGTTATTGCTAATCTTTCTTCTTCATTAGCAACAGTAAATACGTTTACTGGATTTGCTGGTGGTAGTAGTTCTGCATTGATTTTTCCAGATGCATTTAACTGCACTAAGTTATTTGGTGATGGTATAGTGGTTTTATTTAAACCAATCAGATTACCTAAAACCGTTGTCTTGTTAATATAATCTCTTACTGCTTTTTGGGTTGGTAGAGCAGTATTTTTAGATCCAGTTCCACCACCCAAGGTATCATCAGTCGAAAACTCATAGATTGGAACACCAGGAGATGCTTTTAGTTGAATCTCATCTAGAACTCCAAGCGCAACAGCACCACTAAATGTTGCCTTACCTGTTCTTAAATCTACTTTGAAGAAAGGACCAACGAAGAAGTTACCATCTTGGTCTGTGGCACTAACATAAGATTTGCCACTTCCAGATTCCACTGACTGAAACTCTGGATTCGCTCTTCCGCCATTCTGAGGTAATGCGGTGTAGTTAATGCCAGATCCAACATATTCAAATGTATGACCAGAACTATTAACGGTTGATGGGGATCTTAACTGGATTGATTCATTGTTACTGATTATTCCTATATCAGAGTCTGGTATTTTTGGTTGAGTTGTTAAGACAGTAACACCAATATCAGGATCATATCTATCGATAATATCTACAATATATTCTACTCCACTTGGATGTGGTGGTAGATTTATATTAGGAAACTTAATAACATAGTTTGGTAATGCTTTTGCATCAAATCCAGTTATTTCTATTTCGGTAAATGTAGCTCCACCAACAACTGTGATTTCTCCAGTTTGACTTCCTTCTAATATTTCAAAAGCACTATTCCAGTTAGTATTTAATAAAATCTCAACAATATTATCAGATAATACTATTCTATTGACTTCTAATATATTATTGTTTATAAAAGTTTGTAACGTAGATATATTAGAATTTAAACCTGGATTTGGTAAAACATGTGCATCAATATTTAAAGTTTGGTTTGGTTCAAACTTTCCAATATCTGCAGAAGAAACTTGTAAAAACATTCTTACTTTAGAGTTTTCTTCTTCAAAAGTAGTCTTTATGATATTTGAAGGACTTGCATTAAAATTTGATTTAGTTTTATTTGCTATTTCTGAAACATTACCAATAAAGAATGGATATGGATTTTTACTAAATCCGATTGCCTTAAGTCCTTGTCTACCAAAGTTGGTAGCAGAGTTTGTGAGGGAAGTATATGCACCAGTTTCACAAAGAACACCTACGTCTTCAAAAACTTCAAAGACAGAAACTAACTGAGCATATGCATCATTTTTTAAATGAAATCCAATACCACCAGAAACAACTTGTGTGAAAGCATCACACACCATAGATTTGATTGGCGTATTTGGTTCTAGTTGATCTCCGTCTACTAATATACCGCCTGCTCTAGTTTTCCTAGCATCATAAGTTTCTACACCATTAATAACTGTGCTATAGCTATAACCGAGTACAGATATGGCAGAACAGTTTTGTGTGTATGGTGATAAGAAAATTCTTTCTTTTGGCGGAATAAACTTAAACTTTCTATTTGATAGGTTTGCAGTTGGTGCATTAACTAAAACTAGTTGGGTATCACTAACAACTGAAGAGATTTTGTATGTTACGTCATTTAATGGATTTGTATCATAATCAGAAAAACGTATAAAACCTCCAGCAAAACATTCAGTTAAAAACTTCGTATTTGTACCAGTTATGGTAGTTGTACTAGTAGATAGTGATACTCTTCCTTTGCACACAATACCATCTTGATCTGGATATGCAACCGCATATCTCCATGTCCTAGCTCCTTGAGTTATCACAGAACCACTAATATGTCTGGACGCTACAGTTTGTTCTCCTGTGATTGGATTGTTTATTGCTCTCTGTTTGATATCAAGAATATTACCATTCAAATCATCTACTTCCATCCATTCTTGATTAACAAGAACATATCCTGGACCTGGATTTAATCTTGGTGAATCTTGCCCATCTAATATTGATAATACAATCGATGTTAAGTTATCAATATTTGTAACTACATTAGAACAATCTCCTTCAATAATAGACCCATATTCATCTGTAAAATCTGAATCGTTGTTTACTGTACTTGCATCTTGAACATATGCTTTTGCAGCAAAAGAAGCTTTTGTGAAAGCATATATAGTCTCTTCAAACTCATTATTAATGTGATCTAAGTTTCCAACGGCATCGAAATATGATTCGCCAACACGAATCGAATACATATTTCCGCCGTATTTTAAGTCGTTTATAAGACCATCAACAAAATATCCAATATCTCTTTTACATGTTGCTTCTCCACCTTGTTCTTCGCCATCAGGAATAACCAAGCTAGGATATTCAACAATCATCTCATTGAAAGCATAATCGATTATTTCTTGGCGTCTGAATGTTAAGATGTTTGATCCATCTTTAAATATGCCATCAACACTCTTCAGAGTGTGTCCAGGGAAAAGATTTATAGTTAATTCTGTACTACTAATCTCTCTTTCATTTCCTGTGTTTAAAATACCTACTCCGCGAGAAGAATCTGATGGGTTATTTACATTACCATAGTTATCACGAAATACTAGATAGTTGATATACGAACCACTAGTAACCCATAGAAAATCTTCTCCGTCATTTAAAGGTCTTACGATAGTTTCTCTTAAGTTATCACCAACGATAGAAGTACCTTTGGGAACATAAATGGGATTTTCCTCAAAATATTCTCCAGAAAACATTCTGATAGTAATATTTCCATTTGTGTTCCTTGCTATTTCGCAAGCTTTTTTAAGAGTCTTTACTGCGTTTCTTACTGAAAGTCCACTTCTATTATCATCGCCAGTAGTATTTACGAAGATTACTGTTCCTATTTCTTCTTCTCCTAATGGAATAGGAAGATTCCAATTTCCAGAAGTTTTTGGACCGTATAGATTTCTATTTAATGTGTCTAGGTAAAAGTCTCCATTCTTTCCATTGGTTGATAGTGGAGCACCAGCGCCAGATAATACTTGTTCAGATAATGAAATGGGCGTTCCCCATCCAGACTGAGATTTTGGTCCATATAAATCTCTCAGTTGGGTATCTAGGTAATAATCACCTACTTTTCCATCACTAGATTCTGGTGCTTCTGCTCCAGATAATAATTGTTTGGATAAAGATATTGCAGTTAAACTCCATCCAGATTCTGATTTTGGTCCAAATAAATCTTGGGTTGATGTTTTAATATAAAAACTTCCTATTACTCCGTCTCCAGAAGTAGGATTAGTTTCTCCAAACAATAAACCTTTGAAGTTTACTGGTTCTGTTGGCCAAACATTATTTGCTTTTGGTCCAAAAAGTTCTTCAGTTATTACATTTAAATAAAAATCACCATTTGTACCTATTGTGTTTATTGGATCAACAGTTCCATTTAAAAACAATCCAGATGTAGGATTGAGAGAGTCTCCAATAGCATTAATAGCTGAAACTATGTCAGTTTGAGCAGTATTTAATAATGTTAGATCTCCAATATCTTGTCCGATATTATTGATTACTTGGCGTTGTTGCTCAAATGTATAGTTCTTTAAAACTTCTCTAAGTGCCATGTCGGTTTATAAACTCTCGTAGAAGGGATTTTATTTCTAGCATTTCATTTTTCAATACTTCGATATCAGAATTCATCTGAGAAATGCTCAGGTTGTTTTTTCTGATACGTCTAGATTGTTCAAATACTTCTTTATCAGTATTTATAATCGCACCAGTACTCCTGTCACGATATAAGTTATCGTAACCTTCTACGGGAATATAATCTTTCATATCAATAAGAAGCAACTATTCTTATATCTTGAACCTTTGGAACATATACTGGTTGAGAACTTCTCATAACAATCTTAATACCATATGAAGAAAACTCATTTAATCCAGAGATGCTGTATTTATATTCTTTGTATGATGATTGTGATTCTAGGTAAGGAGCAATCGTATTTTCAGAAGAAGGTAGTATTGCGATGTCTGATTCTCCATTAGTGTTAAATGGAACCCAATCTAAATCATTAAAATTATATTGAGAGGAAATATCTTTAGTTTTAAAATAAACTTGAACATCGTCAGAGTTAAACATATTTGCTGTTAATCGGACATCGATTGAAGATGAAGGATTATCCAACACAATCTCTTTGGTAGTATATTCTGCTAAAGATGATGTATTATTACTTGAAGAACTTGGAACGTAAAGAACTCCAGGTGTATAGTTAACTTCTTTTATTTCATAAAAAGATTCTGTCCCAGATACTATTCCTTGATATGATAATAAATCACCAACTCTAAAAATATCAGCTTCTTGTGTTGCTACTGTAGTATCTTTACGAGCAAAAATAGATCCAAATGTAGCAGCACTTGTATAATCATTATTTAAAGGTTTTTTATTATTTGATATAGTTAACTCCCTCTTGGAAACATCCCAGTTTACTATTTTTCCTTGAATGAGACCAGAATATTTTTTAGAAACATCAGTTTTTTCAATAGACACAACATCAGTATCTATTAAGAATGAAGGAACAACTTCAGTGGGGGATGATGTTCCGACACGTATAGATGTATCAGATGGATTGTTTCTAAAAATAAGAGTTTCTGAAGGTTGGAATAATGTATCGGTACTCATTTTTACATATAACTGACCAGATTCATATTTTACAATAGTTCCAACTGCTTTACTAGTAAATCCAGTAACAACTGCTGGAACAGAAGGACTTCCAACATCAATAGTGATTGCGGTATCAGACGCAACCTGAAATTTATATACTGGATAAAACTTAACTACTTGATCTCTTCTTCCAAATCTATTTTCATAACCAGATGCTTTTTCTACGATGTTATTTACTAACTTAACTGAACATAGACGTAAATCAATCACTGGCGACAAATAAGATGATGTAGAAGATAGTTCGATCTTATAAACTAAAGATCTATCTCCAACCGAAGTGTTTTTTAACTCGTTTAATCTAGACATCACAACTTTTTGATTATCAAAATAGTGCTCTTCGTTCAAGAATGTTCTTTCATATCCATTATCAGTTGAAAGTTGAGAATAAGTAGTATATGTTACAGAATCAGTATCAACTGGTATGATATTTGTAGTTTTTATTTTTGATGTAATATTTGTATTATCAAATGTTAAAAATCCTACTTGTGCATAAGACTTTTCAAATTTCTTGTTGTGGGTTGCTTTTACAGTCTTACCTCCGCCAATGAGAGTTGATGTAGCTGCGATTTCAGATCTAATATTATAAAAGTTTATCCCTCCATTATAAATCTTAAAGTAAGTGTTATTTAAATAGGTATCAGATATACCAGAAATAGTTTCTGTGTTTTTAAATGTAACGTATGATTTACCACTGTCCTCAAACCCATTGTGTCTATGATTAATCTTAACAATAGATTTATTATTTTTGAATAGTTCTGAAGTTGCGTTTGTTGATGCTGAAGAATCTGTTTCGATGGGATTTATATCCAACACTTCATACCCCAAATCTTCATTAGTCAGTTCAATAATCGCATTTTTTGAAGTATCAAATTGAGCACGATATAGTGTAAACTTAATATCTTCAAATATATCTTCTACCCATGTATTGATATTTTGGGAACGGAATACTGAACCTAATAGAGGTTGTGAGGTCACTGCTGAGTTAGTAGAAACTTCAGTTTGTCCTAACTTTGATGTCCAAATATTATAATCAATAGAATCACTTTCTATTACAAAAGCATATTCTGTATTATTTTGTAAATAAACTGGATATTCGAACTTGAATCTAGTTGGAGTAGTTGAGTCAGTTGCTGTAGATGCACCTGGATCAATAGCAACACCCATACGAATAGATGGAGTATCAATAGTTAATATTGACTCTATTACAGCGCCACTGGGAGCGGTCCCAGTGCCTGTTATGATGACCGATGGAGCTTCTGTATAACCAGAACCATTTACAATCAAAGAACAATCAAAAATATTACCAGAATATACTTTTGCGGTAGCAGTAGAGACCGCTCCCCCAGGTAGTTGTGGACTTTCGATAGTTAGATTTGCTGTTTCGTATCCACTGCCCATATTTTTAATATAGAGTCCAGTAATTCTTCCCGAATCTTTAGCAATAGTAACCCTCAAATCAGTATTTGAAGTCGCATTAAATGACGATAATGAAGTGAATAGAATATTTTCATTCGGTTTATACTCAACACCATTGTGGTTGGATAAAACCAAAGTATAAACTTGATCATTACTTAATGTAAAACGATTTTGAGTATCTACTGGAAGTTCAGCACCATTTCTATCAATAACCATTTTTACTGGACCAGAAGCACCAGAAACTTGACCAACTGCATTTTCATTTTTTGTTATTTTTAGTATTCCATTTGTGTAAATTTTAATATAAGTATCTGGAAGTAAAACGGTTTCTGAACCAGGAATAACATAGTTTCCTGGTTTTCCAGATTCAATATTTGTTAAATACACTTTAACGGGTATAGTACTACTTTTTTTATTAAAGAATAAATCCATTCCAGTTAAAAATACTCCTCCTGGAGTGTTTTCAACTTTAAATGATTGAGAGATTGGATTTGGTTTTACAGAAGAACCATCTACCGTTTGCACACCTTCTTCTGATCTAAACTTAGAAGGATATGTAGAAACAATAGAGACTGGTTGTTCTGGCAACGACCCAACTGCATAATAGTTAACTTCAGTATAAGAATCTACAGAACTATCGGATTTTCCTTCTACGTTTGAAGTAAACTTAATAGTTTTAACTCCAGTAGTAAATTTAAGTGAGTTTGGAACTCCAGTTTGTTCGGATGAATCATATACAATACTATCAATAGTTCCAGACCATGTTGAAAGTGGTTGTGGAGGTAATCCATTTGGAATAATGAGTAATCCACTAGCATTTCCATTTGCATCAGTAGTAATACTTGGTCTACCAACATCAGTAAATGGTCCTACAGAGTTTCCTCCTATACCAGTGAAATAATAATCCTGTGCTACCCATCGGTCTATGTTTTTATTGTCCATGAAAACATAGAATTCAGTGTTGGGTTTCATTCTTCTCAGAGTGAAAAACACTGTATTAGTTCTACAAATTGGACTAATAAATGATGTTCCAGTACCTCTACCAGATTCATTATTCTGTGGACTAATATTTGATGATGTTGCTATAGTAGCTGCAACTGTATTTGATAAAGAACTTTCTCTACTTAATGAAGTTAGTGAAGTGGTATTATAAAATACTCTATCTGATCCAATCCAGTTTACGATGAAGTTATTGTAGATACTTTCATAACCAAAACGAGAATCTGATTTTGAATAGAAAACTGAAAAAATCTTAGAGTCGTTATCTAAAATAATAGGTTGAGTTTTTTCATCATACCATTGATCTACTGACGGTGATAAGAAAGCATCACCAACATATTGAAGAACAACAAATGGATTAATATTGGTTGTTGTTGTTGCGAAGTTGTTACCTACAAAAGAAAGTTCGGTGTATGGTAACGTAAGAATATCACCCGTTTTCTTATATCCATTAGAAAATCTTTGATCTTCTCTGGTATTAGTTTCTACTAGTTTTAATGAAGTTTCTTTTGATGTTGGTCTAAGAACTGATTGCTGTGTGTCTATAGAACAGTTATATGAAGATGATGCAATATTTCCAAATGCATGATTTTGGAAATTGTCAACCGCAAAACCACTTTTAAATCTATCTAAACCAAGTTCATCTTTAATCTGCATATTTAAAGCTTGTTGTTCTAACAAACTTAACATAGTATATTCTTCTAAACGTTCTATCCTTTTTTCTAGTTTACCAATGTCTCGCATCGTATATCTACGATTATCTACAGGTAAAATACGAACATCAGTGGGAGATAATGTATATGCTGGAATGTATGCATAATATAAAGGAATTGAATCTTCTACGTCAGATGGTTTTGTGGGATTTAGCGAGGAGTTTCCTTCTTTTACGAAAAACATCCCTTTTTTGTTTAGATAAATGCCATCAATTCTATCTAGATATTGATTAGTATTAAATGAAATAGTATATTCAATATTTGAATCTATTGCAGGAGCACTCGCAACAATACCCGCTGAACGAATAAAACTTGTTGAATCTTCTACCGATAAAAGAGATGTATCCTGATAACCAGAAATAATTGCTGTACTATCTACCTTTGGACGAAAATCTATTACATCACGCAAAGAAACTCTTCCGTAAACAGTAGAGTTGAAATATGGAATTTCATCTATTGGCAATCCAGATTCATGAGTATATGAATCGATAGTGCAAAAATCTCCTTGTGAATGTTCAAAGTAATCAAATACTACTAGTAGTTGACCTTTAGGTGGTTCAAATCCAGGTTTTAAGATGATTCTAGACACATCATATAATGTATCTCTCTGTCCATCGTCAAAAGTAAAACGGTCAGTGACATCTATGCCAGAAACTAGGTTTCCTGCAGAATCCACAGAAGGTGGCGATGTAATAGAACCCTCAAAAACTTTAGACATTTTGTATACATCAGAATATGATAGTATATCATTACTATCAGTATCATAATCATATCCTCGCAAAGGAATAACTCTATCTCCAGGAGATGCTATAACTATTCTTTTATTTGGCACTGAAGTTTTTAATCTTGCTCTTGCTTTTGATACTTCTACGGTTGCAGAAAGTTTTATTTTGGGGAAGTTAGTGTTAGTCCCGAAAAAGTTTGATGGGAGAGAAACAGTAACACTACCAGCTGTAAGTCCTGTATTATCATCAGTGGAGTTTACAATATTTACTTGATCACTTCTCAAGAATATAATATCTCCTGTTTCTACCGTAGTAGCACTCTTTTTATCCAATACTGTTAAAATAAATGCTTCTTGTGAGAAAGATACAAATCTCTGTGTACCAAATGGAAGTTGAGCTGCGAAAGTAATATTCCCACCAGAAGTGGATGCGGTGGTAACAAAATCTCTTCTGAAGTAATATTTTATTTTTGAATCTGATGAAGTTTCTTCGATTGATTTTAAATTTTTAGATCCAGTAGGAATAATCAATGAAGAGTTGGTTGCATTATCAATTTTTGGTCTTATTCTTATTACATTGGATGATGTTACTTCTTCAGTGAGAACATTATCTAAATATACTCTTGATCTAACTAAACTACCTGGATCTGTTACATATTGAACTACAGATCTAACTAGTTTATTATTTTTATCAGTAAACTGAATAATATCTCCTTGAATTAAATCTTTTGAAGGATCTCCAGAAAATCCAGAACATTCCAAATATTGGGAACCTATAGAACCAAAGAAAGTAAAATCAGTTAATGTTTTTGCAGTAAAATATGATGAGTCTTGATTAACTACATCACATGTAAAAATATTTTTCCCACCTACCCCAAAAATAGAATGAATAGACTTTACATTTTCTGGTGAATAGTTTACTACAGTATTTTTATATAAAACTGGGGTTAGTTTTGCAAAAGTCGTGGGAGAAGTCGCACTGTTTATGCTTATTACTGGAGGGGAGTTATATGTGGATGAAACTAGATTTCTATCAAGTACATCAATTTTATAAATGCTGCTTCCTAACAAATTTATTTTGATAGCAGAATCGTTATATTCGACACCATTCAGTAGTACTTTAGAAGTAGAGGAATATCCACCTCCCCTCTCTTTTACTATTATATGCGATAGTGTATTTTCTCTTGCGATTCTTCTAGCGTTTCCTATCTCATCTGTAATAGTTTCTCCAGGTCTAAACTGACCAGACAAAGTTCTGACGAATAAAGTATCAACCGAAGAAAATCCATAAGATGAAGAACCTTCAATGATCCCATATGCACCACTACTCAATCCTACTATGTATTTTCCAGCTTTAAATACATCGGCAGTAACTGATTGATCTACAATAATTTTTGTAAAAAATATTGGATTGAAATAAGATAACTGAAAAGTCGTATTATATGTTGGTTGTGATAATAATGCAGTTGCAGCTGCTCCAGATCCAACTGTACTAGTAATATTGATTTGAGGTGTTGTTATATATCCTGTTCCAGGATTACTTATTTTTATTGCCACAATAGATCCATTTGAAATGATCGCTTCAGCTGCTGCATTCAGTCCACTTCCACCAGTAAATGAAATAGTCGGTGGGTTAGATGTAGAATAGTTGGAACCACCATTAGTAACGATTATGGATGTTAATCCACCATTTGCAGATGATCTTCCCTTTGATAAAATAATGTCACTGTCTGGATTAAATCCCACTCCAGATTTAACAAACTTAAAGTCTTTTGGTTTAGCAACCCCGATAACAGGTGTGATTACTGGATTGTAATCAACTACATAACCATAAGCAAAAATAGTTTGTGGTGTAGTTGATTGGAAAGAATATTGTCTAGCGTCAGTCTGATTTAAGAAAAATCTTCTTCTTTTCGTAGTATCAGATTCATCATATTCTTTTATGAGTTTTTGTAGATCGCTCTTATTGCCAGCGATAGTTAACTCTAAGAATAACTGATTATAGTTTCCATCTTGATCTACTGAGTCTGCGATGTCTGGGCGAGCTACAATAGAATACGCCAATAAATCTATACTACCTACTAAAGTATCTGTAGCGGTAGTTTGCTTGGATTGTATATACCAAAACTTTTCAAAGTTACCACCAACTAATCCGAAATCTCCATTTGTAGGAAATCCTACTGTTGGGTGTTCTTTTTTCAGGTATACTGTCATAACACCGATATCTGGAGAAAAATATTTTCCTCTACGAATCAATGTTTGCTTTTCCTGAGATCCATCAGTTAATGATTCAGTGGAGTTAAATCCTAAACTGCCATCATTAAAAACTGAGTTTAAGTAAATAGTTGGATATGCAGTAAGATCTTCACCTTCCGAGTTTAATGGTACGCTATTAAATACATTTGTTATTTTGTATGAAGATAATGGATTAATTTTTATTCTATTATCTTCTCTTTTTAATGTATCTCGTGCCTTGCTGATTTCTACATATTTTGTATTTTTATTTACTATTTCAAATCCCTTTACATATGCTTTACCAGAACCTAATCCAGCAACTAATAGTCTAGAAGCTTCATCAATACTCCTAGTTTTTATTTTATTAGTTTCTGGATCTATTGGTCCACCAACTAAGTTAGTTTCGGTATTTAATGAATATATACCACCATTATCATTTTTCTTGTAGTACTCTCTCAAGTCTAGTGGAAAATTTTCTACTACATAATCACCAGACTCATCATATGTACGTCTAGCTAATGTTTCTTCTAATAGATTATAATCGGCCTGCCTTACTAGTTTTTCAATATTACCATTTTTAATAGAAACTAACTGAATGAAGTTAGATTCTAACGAATCATCATACTGATATACTTTTAAAGTTAAATCTATTTTTAAACGATGTGCCCCAGGAGCAGATTCATTTGAAAATCCCCTAGCGTTATCATATAAAGTAGAATCTTCATCTGGAGTGATAACAGATTCGTTGATTATAAATCCTACTTTTACTGATGGTAGATTGTAGTATTTGTCTACTACTACCAGTTGCTCTGCGTTTGTAACAAAAAATCCATTAACAAAATATACACCTTGCTGTACTTGGACAGCAGATGCAAATCCCATAGCAGGACTATCTATTTCAGTTACAACTTTAGTATCATAATCTAACGTTTTTACTCTATTTGGAAGAGCACTTCCATCAGTTCCAACAACTAACGTAGGACTGTCTGAAACACCAACAACTTCTAAACTTTCCCCTTGTCTGAAAGTTTCTTCGTTATTACTGTTTCCACTATTTAAATATTTTACATATAATATATCTGATTCTAAATCGTTGCCATATTCACTAGATATAACCGTAGCTTGAACCCCAGAAGTTAATCCAATAAGTGTTTGGTTTCTAAGTAAAGAAATATCATATTTTTGGAAAGAAATAACTCCATTCACGTTTACTGCTACTTCAGAGACTGAAGATAACTTGACATAGTTTAATCTATTATTGTATGATACTTCCCCAGGCACTACAAGATCACCTTGCTTAAAGGTGTGTTTACCGAAACTTTCAATCTGATTTTGTAAAATAGATTGAAGATTATTCAGTTCTCTTGTTTGGATTGAATATCCTGGTCTGAATAAAACTCTATAAAAACCTTTTGATTCGTCAAAATCGTCATTATAAATCTTATTGTTGAGATTAGTATTCTGGGGCATTGTAAAAAACTTCTAACGATTATAGTATAAGTTTAAATGATAAAATCAAAACTCAATAACTAACTTGATATCTTCTATCTGATCTGGTGCCCTTGAGATTGTTCTTCTATTCTCTAGATAAAGGATTTCTCCCGATCTTGGTTGAACTTCTGGACGAGCAATACCATCATTAAAGTCCATTCCAAGTACGTCTGTGTCAAAAGTAATATCAACAGTTCCAGAAATACCTGACCCCCCAAGTTCTACTGGAGCAGAAACCGCATTTGCTGCGTTAGATGCAAATCTTCTGACTACACCAGAAGAATCTCTGTGATAATCTGAACTTTGGAAGTACTTTAAAACACCCGAAGTAGTGCTATTTTCATCTAAAGTCCAGGATACAACTGTCCCGAAAGCAGTTCCACCAGTAACAGTTTGTTGAATAGTTTCATCCTGCACAAAATCTCCAGAAACATTAGTGAGTTTTACCGCATATAAACATTGTGCAGTATCTGCTAGCAAAGCAGAAGAAGATTGATAGATTAGTGGATCTGCAACGATACCGATTCTTCTAAAGTCATTGTCGATTGGAAAATCTCCTTGTCCTTCTGCATATGTCAGACGAACATTTAACATCACTCTCTTAGAGTTGAGCTCATTGATTAGATCATATCCGTGTCCGCCTTGAGGAGGAATGATAACATCAATGTCTCCTTGTGCGTTAGTTACTCCAGTTGCTAATGTTGATAAATCATTAGCAGTGTAGATATATGCTGGATCTACAATAACACTAGCATAACTATAATCACTACCAGCGGATGTAACTTCAACTGCAGAGATTCCTCCAGAACCGTTTGTGGTGATTTTAACTTTACCACCAGAGCCATCTCCTCTGATTGGAGCATAGAAAATAGATGATTGGGGCCATCCAGAACCAGTATCTCTAATCAATACTGTTGAAATAGCACCATCTACAACAGTGGGTCCATTGTATGTACAGATTGGCATAAAATCTGTAGAAAGGAAACGAATAACATCATCCGTTGGAATAGTGTATAGATATTTCCAAGAGTAGTTGCCGTTTGGTTCAGTATAAACACCTGTAGTACTATTATACGTGCCTTCACCTTGCTGTAAAAATGCGCTGGTTTTTGGTTCATATGTTACATTAGCACCATTTCCATTTCTTAGGCAAATAAAAACTTCATAATGACGATTTTTGCAGAAATATTTTGCATCTTTTAATGCTGTTGCGCCAGTTGCTGATGGATTTTTTACAGAATAATCTGGTCTCCAAATATCAAAAATTGGGTTTACGATTGGATCGTAATCGTATCTTCTGATGACAGGTCTTCCGTATGCAGAGGTAATCCTCTTCATAGCAATCATATCATCGTATACAGTATACTTATCTTCTTGGTTGTCGAAAGGAACTGGAGGGATTTCATCAGTTGCAAAACGATAAACTCCTGTTTTGCAAGTGGCACCTGAAGTATTTCCTATGAGAGTAGAACCATTTACGGGAAGAGCATTTACCGTAGGACCAATATTATAAAGAAGTAGACTATTTGGATATGCAGCTGCAACTTTTGCTTTAAATACAGCGTTTTGTAAACCTGGCGTTACGCCAGCAATGTACACAGTTTCGTTTACTTCAAAACTAGTGTTACTTTGTGAATAGATTTCTAAGTAAGAATACCATCTTTCTGGTCTGCCCAGAAAAAAATACATTTTAGAGCGATCTGATGAGGAATCCGTGCTTCCTTCAGATAAAGACTCTAAAAACTGTTTTG